GAACAAGTTCAAGACAAGAGTGATTACCAACGAGTCACAAGTACCGGCTGGATTCACGCGGATTTCGGAGTTGGCATCGAGCCTACGTGACCAGAAGAAACTGAGCGACGCCCACACCGACGGGCTGATTGAGGCGGTCAAGCTCATGCGAAGCATTGACGACCGCACTGGTCCGGTGTGGGTGGATGCTGCGGCAGCCGCCAAGGTTCTTGCTGGCGTCCCGCAGGCACCTGCGAAGCCGTCCCACGAAAAGCAGAGCGCCGATGTCGCGATAGCAGCGTTGACTGAAGTGCTGTCTGCGATGGTCACGAATCAGTTCACGCTTATCCACGCTATTGAGCAGATCGCTGACGCAGTTCAGCGAATCGCTGACCAGCAGCCGCTCGCCAGGATGGATGACATCGCGATCTGCGAGCCCGCCATGACCCGCACCATCAACGGAAATCCTGCCCCCTGGAACGAGACTTGAAACACCACACCACGAAAGGACACGAGGACATGAGCACGGAAATCAGCACGCAGCGTGCTGCAACAGGATTGGCGCTGCAATCGTTCGACGACGCTTTCCGGTTCGCCAAGATGGTGGCGGCATCGGATTTCGCGCCCAAGGATTTCAAGGGCAAGCCTGAGTCGTGCCTTCTGGCGATTCAGCATGGCAGCGAAGTCGGGCTATCCCCGATGCAGTCGCTCCAGAGCATTGCTGTCATCAACGGCAGGCCGACGATCTGGGGCGATGCCGCCCTTGCGTTGGTGCAGTCGAGCCCGGTCTGCGAGTACGTGAAGGAGTACGTCGAGGGCCAGGGCGACAACCTGACGGCTGTCTGCGAGGCCAAGCGCCGAGGCTACCCGGCACCAACCGTGAGCAGGTTCAGCATGGCTGACGCCAAGCGGGCCGGGCTGGCTGGAAAGTCAGGCCCGTGGTCGCAGTACCCGGAACGGATGCTGCAGCTGCGTGCTCGCGGGTTCGCCCTGCGTAATGCGTTCGCAGACGCCCTGCGTGGGCTCATCACCGCCGAGGAGGCGCAGGACTACCCGCAGCCCGAGCCGGCCCGCGAGCCCGTGGTCGTGCGTCCGAAGTTCCAGAGCGACACCGAAACCGTGGTGCCGCTCAAGCCCAAGGCTCCGGTCGAGATCAAGCGTACCCGCGCCGACGCTGGCCGCCTGGCCATCGGTTCCGCCGCGACGATTGAGGCGTGCGAGGCGCTTCGCAGCAAGCTCGACGTTTACCACGACGGCGGCGAGATCAGCGACGACGAGTTTGCCGAGTTGACGCGGCTGCTGATGGGCCGCGTCGAGATCCTCATGGCAGAGCCCGAGGAGGTGACGAATGCGTGACGAGCCCGTGAACATCGACGCCAGCGTGATCGCCGAGTACCTCGAGCGGCAGGCCAGGCCCAACATGGCGGCGTTTATTCGCGTGCTCGACTCACGTTCACGCGATGCGTACCTCCGCGAGGAAGCGCTGAAGGACAAGATCGCCGCCCTGGCCGCGAGGTTGCACCAGTACGAGCCGCCGCCGCAGCGGCAGCCTGACGTCGTGTGGACAGGAGATTGAATCGCCGAGGCACGCCATTGCCCGAGCGGCTGCATCACGCTGCCGCATTGGTCGCCAAGCACTTCAGAGGCGCGTATCAGTGCAGCCGCAGCCCGACTCCACGGGTGAAGCGGCCGGATGCCGCACGAGACGCGGCCAATACACACGAAAGGATGCGTGAGCGATGCAGGTCTACCTCGACGACACGATTGATTCGTACCGCACGTTTCTGCGAATCAAGTCTCTCCCGCGGTACGAGATTCATGGCCGGATGGCCTGGTTCCCCGATGAGTATGCCGCCGCGATTGGCGTGCAGGCTGACGCCGCCAAGACGTCGGACTACGAGCCGCGGCCCGGTCTGTTTGACTACCAGCGGGACATTGTCCGTCTGGCAATTCAGAAGAAGCGGTATGCCATCTTCGCTGACTGCGGGCTCGGCAAGACGCTGATGCTCTTGGAGTTCGCCAGGCACGTCCGCGAGACGGTGCCAGACAAGCCCACGCTGATTGTGTCGCCGCTCATGGTGGTGCAGCAGACGATGGCCGAGGCGGCGAAGTTTTACGGCGACACGCTACCCATTGAGCAGGTGACGGCGAAGGATCTGGCGAAGTGGCTGCGGAAGCCCGGCGGCCGCCTCGGCATCACCAACTACGACGCCCTGCGTGACGACACTCCAGACGGCGACCTGGCCGGGCTTGTGCTCGACGAGTCGTCCATGCTGAAAAGCCACTACGGCAAGTGGGGCCAGGTGTGCCTGCGGCTGGGTGCCGGCGTGCCGTGGAAGCTGGCGTTGACTGGTACGCCCGCGCCGAATGACCGCATCGAGTACGCGAATCACGCCGTCTTTCTGGATGCGTTCCCGAATGTGAACTCGTTCCTAGCGAAGTTCTTCATCAACCGAGGGCAGACACAGGAGCGATGGGAACTGAAACCGCACGCCCTGCGGCCGTTCTACAAGGCTCTTTCGCATTGGTGCATCTTCCTGACGGACCCGAGCACCTACGGCTGGAAGGACAACGTCCACAGCATCCCGCCGATTCACGTCCACATTGACGACGTGAGGCTCTCCGAGGCGCAGGAGCAGGCGGTGCGGAATGTCACGGGCCAGCTGTTCGTCACGGAACTGGGCGGCATCACGACGCGGGCGAAGCTCTCGCGGATGGCGAAGTGTGAGAGCAGCGAGAAGCCGCAATACATCGTCGACATGGTCCGCGAGTGGCCGACGGAAAGCACCATCATCTGGTGCCGCTACAACGACGAGCAGGACATGCTGGCTCGCATGATGCCCGATGCCGCGAGCATCGACGGCAAGACGCCGCAGGACGAACGCCAGCGGCTCGTTGACGAGTTCAAAGCCGGGCGAATCAAGGTGCTCATCACGAAGCCCAAGATCCTCGGGTTCGGACTCAATCTGCAAATCTGCACGCGACAGGTATTCAGCGGCCTACAGGACTCCTACGAGGAGTATTACCAGGCAGTGAAGCGTTCCAACCGCGTTGGATCTACCCGTCCGCTCAACGTGCATATCCCAGTGACTGACATCGAACGCCCGATGGTCGAGAACGTGCTGCGTAAGGCACGTCGCGTCGAGGCTGATACCCGCGAGCAGGAGGCCATGTTTCGTGACGCTACTGCCTGAAAACGCATCGTATGCCGTGCACCACGGCGATTGCATTCCGCACATGCTCGAGGAGATGCCGCCGGCGTCTGTGGATTTCTCCGTGTTCTCTCCGCCGTTTCCCAGTCTGTTCGCCTATACGTCGAAGTCGGAAGACATCGGCAACAGCGAGGACATGAAGGGCGAAGCCAAGATTCATCTGAGCTACTTCTTTCGCGGGCTCGCTCGCGTGCTGAAGCCGGGCCGGGCCGTCGTCGTGCATGTGATGCAGATCCCGCGGCTGAAGCGTTCCGGCGAGGTCGGGCTGCACGACTACCGAGGGCTCAACATCCGCCTCGGCGAGAGGGCCGGGCTCGTCTACGAATACGACTGGGTGGTGCGGAAGAATCCGCAGGCGCAGGCGATTCGCACCCGCAGCCGAGAGTTGCAGTTCGCCGGCCTGGAGAGCGACAGGGCGAAGCAGCGTGGCTGCCTGCCGGACTACCTCATCAAGTTTCGGGCACCTGGCGAGAACGCAGTGGCCATCGACTCCGACGGCGACGTGTCGCGGAACGAGTGGATTGACTGGGCCGAATGCTGCTGGAGCGACATCCGCGAGACGAACACGCTCAACGTAAAGGAAGCCCGCAGCGAGGAAGACACGAAGCACATCTGCCCGCTCCAGCTGGACGTGATTGACAGGCTCGTCAGGCTCTACAGCAATCCCGGCGAGGTTGTGTTCAGCCCGTTCACCGGCATCGGCAGCGAGGGCTACATCTCGCTGCAGCGTGGCAGGCGTTTCTACGGCTGCGAACTGAAGCCCGAGTACCACGCTCAGGCGCTGAAGAATCTGGCGAAGGCCGAGCGGACGCACGCCGCGAACAGCAGGACTTTGTTTGATGCGGAAGGCGACGCCGCGTAGGCGTTGCGCGGATTGGAAACGAAAGGAAATAGCCATGAACATGAGCACGCTGAACGGCAGGGCTGCAAAGAAGGTCCAGCCAGACGTGATGTATACGGAGAAGGTTTTTGTCACTCCAGAGATGGCGTTTGATTGGCTGACGCAGAACGTCAACAACCGCGACCTGCGGTGGCACGACGTTCAGTACCTCAAGCATTGCATCGTGACGGGCAGCTGGAAGCTGACCCACCAAGGCATCGCGTTCTACGTCGGCGGCGACCTGGCCGACGGGCAGCACCGACTGACGGCAATCGTCGAGGCTGGCGTCGGCGTTTGGTTGAACGTCACTCGCAATATGCCGCGAGAGAATGCGGATGCAATCGACCGAGGAATTGTCAGAACCCAGCGCGACCACCTGAAGTTCAGCGGATGGGATGTTGATACGCGGCGCGTGGCCGTCTGCGTTTGCCTTATCAACCAGCACTACGTCCAACTTTCCGAGAATTCTGAGCGATGGCAAAAGCGGCGAATGCAGCCGGACCAGTTCGCCAAGTTCTATGAGGCGTTCGCCGAGGCGATTGAGTTCGCGTACAGCACAAACAAGCAGCTGCACGCCTGCCCTGTAGCTGCGATCGCGTCGGCTTGGTTCACAGAGGACCGCGACCGCTTGGCACAGTTTCGCTCCATCCTCGTCACGGGGGCGACGACGGATGCCAGCGAACACGCTGCGGTTCGGCTTCGTGACTACCTGATCAAGAAGCAATACGGTCAAGGAGAGGCTGCACGTAACGACCTATTCCTCAAGTCGTGCTCGGCCCTGAGGGCATTCCTCGATGGCCGTGGCTTGAGCAAGCTGTACGCCACGAACGACCACGCTTTTCCGCTTCCGGTGGTGAGGTAGCAGATGGCCTCCGCATCAACACTGACCGAGCGGACAACGGATCGCCACGTCGCCATGCTGAACAAGCTGGCGATGCTGGCGGCTCCGTTGGCTGCCGCATCCACAGTAGACGAGGCCAAGGCAGTCGCGGATACGGCTAAGGCAATCGAACTATGGGCCAGGCGAAGGACTGCTAATCGGCCTGTGTTGGTGCAGGCAATGGAGTACCAGCGGCGAGCAGAGCGAAAGATAGGCCAGATGCTGCCGCCCTCAAAAAGAGGGCGCGGAAACAAAACATTTCACGATGAAAACATTTGTGGAATCACGCCATTGGTGGCTCATCGCTGCAGAAAAGTCGCGGAATCAAAAGAACCAGACTTTGAGTCGTGGCTGGCCGCTTGCAGAGAAAGCGAAGACGAGCCGACGCAGGCCGTTGCTATTCGGCTGCACCTCGGAGCACACGTCGGAAACAACAGCGGCAATAGCGAGTGGTACACGCCGCAGGTATACGTCGATGCCGTCCGCGAAACGATGGGCGGCATCGACATTGACCCGTGCTCTTGTAAGGCGGCTAACGGCGTCGTTCAGGCCCAGACGTTCTACGACGAGTCCGATAACGGCCTGGGCCTTGAGTGGCCTGGCCGCGTGTTCGTAAACCCTCCGTATGGCGACGGCACTGTGGACTCGTTCGCGTCAAAGCTGCTTGCGGAAATTGCTGCCGGCCGCACGACGCAGGCCGTTTTCCTTGTGAACAACTGCACCGAGACGAAGTGGTTTCAGTCGCTTATTGCGCGGGCGTCTGCAGTCTGTTTCCCTTGCGGACGGATCTCTTTCTGGAGCCTAGACCAGAAGTCGAAAAGCCCGCTGCAGGGCCAGGCTGTGATGTATTTCGGCAGCGATTCTAAACGGTTCAAGCGTGCGTTTTCAGGGATTGGATTCTGCACACTTATTCGATAGGGGCAATGGCATGGAAGCCATTATGAGCACGGAAGAATACGCCGCATCGTGGGCATACAAGTTAGTGCGAGAGCACTTGCTGAGCGTCCACGGAAAGCCCTTTGAGCTAGTCCCTGTCCCGAGTGGCATTCCGATGCAGCACAGGTACGGGGACTACTGGCTCAAGAACTCAGAGTCAAAGCTTGTACTGCCGACAGAGCTGAAGTCCGAAAGGAAACACACCGGCAACCTCGCAATCGAAGTCTGGAGCGACGAGCCGAACTTTGTTCCTGGGTGGATTTCGCACTACGCGGACCACGTCCAGTTGATTTACGCCTTCAACGATCTGCACGTTGCGTATTGCTGCCGCATGGGTGCGCTTAGAAAGTGGGCTAACGGCAGCGTCAAGGCAATGGAAAACATGACTCACATACCGAGGCGTCGGATCGAACAGTTCAAAGAACTGGTTCCGCATCGGGACCAGCGGAACGTCACTGTGTTCAGGCTCGTTCCAGTGTCGGTGTTTCTCGCAGAGGTTGACGAGGCGATTGAACTGCGGCTGACAGAGGAGCCGTTCTGATGGCCGGTGAATGGATTCCCGTTGACTGCAACCTCGGCACGAAGCCCGAGGTGCTTGAGCTGGTGGACGAAACCGGGCTGCCTATTGAGGTGGTCTGCTGGCGTCTCATCCAGCTGTGGTCGTGGGCTGCCTTGAACTCGTCTGACGGCACGATCCGGGCCACGCCCCGGCGAGTAGCTGCCGTTGCGGGCGGTGACGAAGCGTTCTGGCTCGCTGTTGAGCGAGTCGGCTGGGTGTCGTTTTTGAGCGGCACCATCGTCATCGAGGGCTGGCAAAAGCGGTTTTCGCAGGCAGCCAAGGCTCGGGCAACCCACGCAAAACGGCAGGATTCGTACAGGTGGCGCTCGCGTGACGGTGGACCGTCACAGGGGTGTGACGCCCAACCGTCACAGGGTGGTGACGGTGCTGCGTCACTACAGGAGAAGACAGGACAGGAGAGGAGAGAAGAAGAAATACAACCGGCTGCGCCGGTTCCGACGAGCGATCCGCCAAAGGCGTCTCGCACGCCGGCGAAGCCTCGGATCTCGTGGGATTCTGAATCCGGCTGGGAAGGCAT